CAGTGGGGTAGTGGATCATGCCGCGGCGATAGAGGGCCGGCCGCAGCTCCTCGGGGTAGCTTCGCGGGTCGAACCGCCCGAGGATGTAATGGCGGATCGGGATATAGAAGACATCCGCCTCGGGGCATTTCGCGATGACCTCGCCAATCCCCTCGGATGCCGTGGGCGAGAGGATCTCGTCGTCGTCGAGGCAGATGATCCACTCGTGCGAGCACAGGCTCTGCGCCAAGGCCCGGGTATCCTCGACGACCGGGGTCCACGGCACCAGCTCATAACGGTCGGCGAGCTCGCGCGCGACCATGGGGGTCTCGTCGGTCGAAGACTTATCGACGACGATGAGCTCGTCGACAAACCGCACGCGGCGCAAGCAGGCGCGCAGTAATTCCGCCCGGTTGTAGGCGATGACAAAGGCGCTGATCTTCGGCATCAGCGGATCCGCCGAATATACCCGTCGGGGTTCCAGGTCACGTTCTGGCCAAAGAAGTCGCAATACTCGCCGGCGCGGACATAGTCGGCGCCGCGCTCGGTCATGAACTCGGAAAGCCCGGTCAGCGGGCCGCCGCGGCGGTGCCGGCCCGGATAGAGCTCGTCGGCGTTGCCGTCCTCGACCACGATCATCTCGCCCGGCCGCAGCCAGGGGTCAAAGAAGCGCAGGACCGCAAGCGTGGTCTCGGGCTCGTGCGACGAGTCCTCGACGACCAGCAATGGCCGCGCCATCACATGGGTGAGCCACATCGGCGGGAGCGTCTGGCCGAGGTCGTGCGCGTCGCCCTGCATAAAGATCAGACCAGGGATGGTCGTGCTCGGCGGGTTGACGTCGATCGACAGCACGACGCAGGGCGAGATCCCCATCGCCACCTGCTGATCGCGGAACCACAGCGCCGAGCCGCCAAAGGCCGAGCCGATCTCGATGATGGTCCGCGGCTTCTCGCGCCACAGCAGCATCGAGTAGAGGGCCAGGTCGAACGGGTCTTTCCAGCAGGGGTGACCCTTGTACGTGAAGTTCAGTGCGCCGTGCTGGATCGCCTCGCGCAGTGCGATGTTGCGGCGGCCGCTGATCAGTGAGTCGTATTGTCCGGTCATAGCGTGCCGCACCAATCGACGAGCCCGGTGCCGGTGTGGTGGCCGTAGCTCGTCAGATCCAGTTTTGGCCGCGTAATCCCGCGCCAGATGTGCAGCATGTTCATGACCCGGGTGTCGTCAAACACCACAATCGGGAAGCGGCGGAACGGAAGGGCGGCCAACCGAGCGAGAAATGCCGGCTCGGTTAGCCCGTCTTTGGGACCATCAACAAAGATCAGCTCGGCCCCGGCGATACACTCACCCCAGGTCGCGAACAGCTCTGGGGATGCCATATCTGCAACGACCTGAGTCATCCGCTCGTCCGCAAAATCCTCCTCAAGCAGCCAGGGGTTCTGTTTGGTGCGCCAGTCCTCGGTATCTACGGTGTAGATCCGCGCCAGCGCATTGCCCTCGAGCAGGGCGAGCGCGCTCATCCCGGTGTCCGTGCCAAACTCCCAAATGATGCTCGGGGCGAGCAGCATCGAGACAGCGGTCAGCAGGTTGTAGTGCTCGCCCGGGAAGATCTCGAACCAGCGCCGGCCGACCGAGGACCGGGCGGTGAGCCGGCGGTGCTTAATCCGCGGCGCCAACCGGGCGATATCGGCGGCCAGCGAGTAGAGGCGCTGCGACGGCTGCGTCGGATCATCGTCGAGGCTCAGCAGCCGGCTCGGCTCGTCACCGCGGGCCATCATGCGCTGCCCTCCGCCTGGGCGAGAATTTCCAGCCGGAAAACGAACTCGTCGCCCTCTTGCCGGCATTCATGCAGCGATACCAGGACAGTGCCGCCGTTTTCATGCGGCAATGAGGCAACCCGGCCTTCGCGCAATAGACCAAAGGTGCGATAAAAGGCGTTGCAGGCCATCCGCTGCTCTTCGGTGATCATGCGCGGCCCGGCACGACGACGTCGGCGTAATACTCGCCGGGCACAAAGCGCATGCCCATGTTGACCGAGCGCGCCGCGCTCTCGCGGTAGAGCCGGCACGGCAGCACGCGGAAATCAAAGCTGACCCGGCTAAAGCGCTCGCCGTTGACCTCGTTGCCGTGGCGCCTTGCGACCGCGTCAAAGACGACGACGTCACCGGGCCAGGCGCTGATCGAACGGCGCCGGTCGTGACCTTCCTCGATGAACACCGAGCAGGTGCCCGAGGCCCTGGTCAGCGGCACCCACAGGTTTATCTCACCGGCCGGATGGCCGTAGTCGCCGTCGCTGTGATAGGCGCCGACCGCGACGTTCTGCGGCAGATGCACCCGAAAGGTCGGGATCGCCTGGAAATAGAAGGGCTCGGACAGCTGCGCCGCCACAAAGCTCATAACAAAATGGTGATAGAGCGGAGCCCAGACCTCGCGTCCGGCATAAAAGCGCTGGTGCCACTTGGTCTTGTTGTCGGTCTCGCGCGAGTGCACCGGTAGCTCGTCATCGCGCAGCACCGACAAGTCCTTTTCGCCGAGCAGTTCGGTGATCAGCCGAGGGAACGGGTACTCGGCGAGCGAGTAGTGCAGCACCGAGTAAAGGGTGTCAGGGGTGATCGTCATATCTTCCCCTGCGCTTTCGCGTACATCATCTGCAGCAACTGCGGGTACTCGACCCGGCTGGTGACGTACTCATTGAACAGCGCGATGCGTTCGCCGAGCTGCCGCAGGTCGAGCACGCGCGGGAAATTCCAGATGCCGTGAAAGCCAAAGCTCGGTGCGGTCCGCTCCCATCCGGTGCGCTCGCGCGAGAAGCGGTAAGCGACCTCATCGGGCGCGAACAGCAGATCGCCGCGCAGCAGTGGCCGATACTTCCGGCAGATGGCGTCGTCGACTGGCAGGCGCAGCGGAAACCTGTCGCGGTTCTCGGCGAGGTAGAGACCGAGCCGCTTGCTGCGCAATGAGAAGCCGGCGTTGCCGACATTGCGCCCATCGGTGTACCACCAGGGTGCGCCGATGTAGTCGTAGCCGAGAAACTCGTCGGACCACGCTGCCGGATCGATGATCCAACTGTCCCACTGGATCATCAGGTAATGACTGGTCTTGACCAGTGGCGGCACGTCGTACCAGCTGGCGTGATCCCAAGCGAGCACGCTGCCGATCGGACCAACGTCGCGAATGATGCCGCCAAACTCCGCGACCGCGAGGCAATCGCGCACCGCCGCCTCTTGCAGCTCGGCGAGCGGGCCCTGGTCGATCGCAACCAGGGTGACGTCAGGCAGATGAAGCATCAGAATGCCGCATCGCCTTGGCAGACGTGGAGGCGCAAATGGCGAGTGATCATTTGGAAAACCCCCTATGAGTGAAACCGATGGATAGCACTCGGCTGTGGCTGCCCGGCATGATGGACCGCATCGCCGCGGTCGCGGCGCAAGGGCTCAACGTCTGGGCCTATGAGGTCAGCGCGTCAAAGCTGCGCCAGGTCATTCGCGACAGCCCCGGCAGCGACGAGCTGAAGCGTCGGTTGATCGCCTATCTGAACCGGCGGGTCATCAAAGACCGAGCGACGGTCAAATGCGTGCTGCTCGGTCACGCATTGGCTCAGTTTGCCGAGACGACGGATGACGAGGATGTGCTCGCGATCAACCGCAACCTCGTCGATCTGAGCAAGCTTCCCTACGTCATCGCCAACGGTAGAAGGGTGTCGTGATGGCCTGGAAGAATGCCTCGGCATCGCCGTGGAATGCGCTGGTGTGCCGCCGCCGCTGGGGCGATATCAACCTGGTCACCGAAACGAGCAGTCAAATGGACACCTTTTATTTTTCCCCCTACGAGCTGCACGTCCTCCTGCTCATCGAGACCGTGCAAGCTTGCGCGCTGGTCTGGGTCATTCGCGAACTTCGCCGCACCCGCCATGTCGGCGCTAATCAGCAAGCGGTGTTGCGCCGCACCCTAAACCGCATCGGGTTGGGTCGAACGCCTGCTGAGTAGGTACGAGGGCTATGACGATGCCGACCAAGGACCGGGGCCAGCGAGCGCGCGGGAAGATGCCGCCGTGGGGATGGTTTCTCTTGGCCGCAGCAACAATGCTCTGGGTCTTTGCTATGGCAGACCGGCTCGGAATGGGGTGGACCGGGCTGTAAACGAGACCCAGGTCGGGGTGCTCGGCGTTAGGGCACCAGGATGCGAACCGGGATCACCGCGCCGCCCTGACCGTGGTCGATATCGATGTCGCTGATCGCCTTGACCGTGGCGCCGTCGATGTAGACGGCCTGCACCAGCCCGCCGAGTGTCAGCGTCTGATGCACCGGGTTGTCGGGCGCAAACGCCGCCTCGACCGTGTCGATCAGCGGGTTGAGGATCTCGGCACCGGGCGTGTAGGTGTCGTTGTTGTAGTAGACGATGATCAGCCAGACTTCCCACCAGCGCTTGCGCAACCCGAGCTCGCCGCCCTCGGTCTTCTCGGGCTGCTCCCAGGTCATCAGACACGGGCAGTTGATCGTCTCGACGGCGGAAGGGCGCGTGTAGCGGCGGGTCGTCACAACAAAGCCCGGCAAGCCGTCGACCAGGTTGAAGACCGCCGAGAAGACCTGCTCGCGGGTCGGAGGACACGTCGCCATCGTAACCCTCCGCTAGGCGGCGACCGCGGAGGCGCCGGCAACGGCCTCTTCAAACACTCGCCGGATGTCGGCTTCGCGCTGCTCGAGCGCGCTGCGCAGGTAGGAGCGCTCCGGAATAACCACGTCGTGCGCTGCGGCATGCTTGGCGAAAACCTCGTCACCCGCCTTGCTGATCCAATGCAGCGCCTGGGCCTGGACCGGGAAAATATCCGGCAGGTGAACCGTGCCGCCGTACTCGTGGATCCGCGCGTAGGGTGTGCCGCCGGCGCTGACTTCGCCGGTGACCTCGTCGCCGCTGCGGGTCACCCGGACCGAGATGTCGGCGACCCTCCCGGAGCCCTTGAAAAGGCTCCGCATATTGGTGCGCGCCTGCGTGGCGACGAGCTCGGCCGCGCCGCGTGCCGCCAGGTTCATCCGATGCCGGATGTCTGGCGAGGCCCGGGACATGCGCTGGAGGAGCTCATCGAGACCCTGCCACTCGGCGGTGAAGCTCATTTAGGCACCTCGGGACCAAAAAGGATCGCCTCGACCAAGCCGCAGATCGCGTGCGCCGCGACCAGGTGGAGCTGCTGCACCAGCGGGGTTTTCGCGGACGGGGCGACGATCGTGAGGGAACAGGCGTCGGCCAGCGGGCCGCCCGGGCGCCCGGTCATCGCGATGATCGGGATGCGGCCCAAGCGCTGCGCGGCCTCGACCGCCCGCAAAACATTCTTCGACTTGCCCGAGGTCGAGATCGCCACCAAGACCGTGCACGGGCGCACCAGCGCGATCAGCTGGCGCTCGAAGACGTGCGCGAAGCCATAGTCATTGGCGATCGCGGTCAGGCTCGCGACATCGGCACCGAGGGCGATCGCCGGAAGCGGTGCGCGGTCGCGCGCGAACCGCCCGACCAGCTCGGCGGCGAAATGCTGCGCCTGCGCGGCGCTGCCGCCATTACCGGCGATCAGGATCTGGCCGCCTTCTCTGAGCGACTCGGCAATGATCCGGGCGCTGACTCCGATCGCCTGGATCAACACTTGGTCGCCGATCGCCGCCTCGATCACGTCATGCGATTGGTAGAGAAACTCGCAAACCGGTGTGCGCAGCGACAGTTCTTCGAGCGTCGTCATCAGAGACCACTCTCGAGCCGCCGCCGTTCGGCCTGCAGCTTGGGATGCTGCCAGCATCGCCACTCGGGCTGGACCTCCGGCCAGAAGCTGGTGACGCCGAGGACCACGACTTCGGGCTTAGGCGGGATCCGAGCGCCGGCGGCGGTGAGCACCGGCGTGTTTTGCTGCGGCTGCTGAACGATGACCGCAGCCTGAGCCTTCACCGCGCTTTCGTGGCAGTAGAGCTTGCCGTCGTCCTTGTCGGTCTCGGCAAACGGGCAATTGGCACAGCGCGGTAGTGCGCGGATCTCGTGCTCTTGCAGCGGTGCGTCCGGCACATGGCTGACGAAGTTGGCGGACAACAATCAGAACCCCCTTGGCATTGGCGAGACTGGAACCACCGACTTGAACTGCTCGAGGTCCCGCTTCATCCAGGGGTTCATATCCTTTTGGCTGTAGGTAACCCCGTCGCCGGCGGCGGTGCCGATGTGGTCGGCGACCACACCCGGGTGCTGGCGTTCCATCCGATAGCGCAGCGCCACCAGCTCGATGCAGGCCTGCTCGATCTCGTAGGGAACCGTCGCATAACCGGCCTGGTAGAGCAGGCTGACGCACTGCTGCAGGCGCGGGATCGGGTAGCCGGTGATCACCAGCTTGGTCGGCTGCCAAGTGTAGCCGGCCGGCGGATAAAACGTCGTCGGCAGGGCGTTGACAAGCGAGCCCGGGGTCGGGGCAAAGACGATCAGATCGCCCGACTGCACACCAGCACTGCCGGCACCCTGGTTCATCACGACGGTGGTCGAGGTCGTCGATTGCACCGTGGTGTTTGCCTGGATCGCGTTCAGCGTCGTCGGATCGGTGATCGACAGACCCGCGACGATCCAGCTCGGCACCGGACCGGCAAAATGCAGGGTCGCGTTGCCCGCCGCGGTCGTCCCGTTGGTGGTCAGGGTGCCGCTGGTCTGCGGGATCGGCGGGATCGAGACACCGGCGACGACGACCGCGTAAACCTGCTGCACCGGGTAATTGGCGAACACAAAGCTGTTCGAGGCCGGCCCATAGGCGTCGCGCAACTCGCTGTAATTGGTCAGCACGACATCGCGGCCGAGGTAGCGCGCCAGAAACCCGCTCGCCGCGGTGACCAGCCGGGTCAGCGTCGTGTCATCGGTCGCGCCAAACGTGCCGGTCGTGTTCATCCACGCCTTGACATTGGCAAGGCTCGTCAGGTCACCAGCGGCCATGACGCTCTCCGATCAGTCCTTGAGAAAAGCTGCGGTACAGTGCGCCTGGTCGCGGTCTTGGCGGCTGATGAATTTCCTGCCGTCGACGAGGCTTATGACCTTGACCTCATCGGCCGGAAATAGGCCGTAATAGCCGCCATACCGGTTTGCGATCGCGAATGGCGTGCCGGCGAGCCTCACCCGCACGCGCATGATGTGCATCTTGGTCGCCGGGATGCTGCCGCCCTCTGCCGGGTCGGCCGCGGACCATTGCGCGAGGAACCCCTCGTGGACAAAGCGCCGGAAGCGCTCGCGCATCAACCGCAAGATCCGCCAGGCCACCGGGGTGATGTAGTGACGCTCCTCGCCGACGACGATATGCTGCCACTGATCGTCAAAGCAGGTGTGCTCGAGCGGCTGCAGCGCCCCGGTGTCGATGAGTCCCCCACAATGCGGACAGTCCATTTGCGTTTCATTTCAGTGAAAGTGGTCGCAACGCCGTCATCGCTTGCTCGATCGCGCGTTCGGCCGCCCAGCGGGTCGCGAAGGTGTTTAACGACAGGCGGGCACGATAGCGGCCCTGCTTGGTTCGCTCGATCGAGCCGCGCGGCCAGCGGTTGGTCCGCTTAAAATTATCGATCGCGTTCTGCGCCGCCTCGGGGGTCAAGAATGACCCGAGCGAATACCGCTCGCTACCATCGGTGACGCGCGCGTAATAGGTCTGTTGCGGCAGCGCCCGCTTGTATTTGAGCCCAGTGCGGATCTGTGACACCAGCGACGGCGAGACGCCAAGCTCACGCGCCAAACGGGCACCCGGTTCCCACGGCAACGCCCTGATGCGGGCGACTTGCTGATCGCTCAGCTTGCGCGCCGGCCGACGCCAATGCCGGGTGTGAACGGTGGCCTGCTGCATCCCATTACGCGGCGCTCATCAGTTGACGCGCCGGGCGCGAGGGCGTTGTCAGCATGGTCGACCAGGCGTCGAGCCCTGCAGCGTTGTGCGCCTTTAGATGGTTCAGTCCGTGTTGGACCGCGTTCGGGTCGTGCAGCAGGTTGATGCCGACATTGGCAATGTCGTCGGCGTTGTCATCGGTCGCTTGCCAGCGCCTGGGAACCCAATCGATTGCATCAGAGGTCACCGACGGAACCCCTTCGGCGACGCCATCGGCTACGACCATACAAAATGACTCGGTATAGCTCGGCTGCAATAGCAGCGACATGCTGCGCACGACCCGGCGGAAGGCTGGCCACGATTGCCAACCATCCTGCACGAGCTTGGCGGTCGGCAGATTGGCGTAAAGCGCCATCAGCGCCTTGGTGATCGTGTCGCCGCCGCCTTCGGCACGTCCGGAGGACACATGGAACTCGAGGTCGGCTTGCAGGCGCGATGCGATCTCGAGTGCTGCGGCACCGGCGGTCAGAATGTTCTTGAGTGGCCGGGTGGCGCCGAATGAGCCGATCCGCAAAGGTTTGCCCGGCAACCAGCGCTGTGGCACGGTTTGCGCCGCGCTGAGGTCGTACATGTTGGGCAGCCAGCGCATCGGCGTGCGGTAGACGCTCTGCCACCACTGGATGAGTTTTTGGTTGTTGGCGCCGATGTGGAAATTGATCGAGCTGGTCTGCAGATCGCCGTCCTCGCGCAGCAGGGTCACGCCATTGGGGTCGGCTTGCAGAAACCCGACATTGCTGTGGCTGACGACGTGGAACTGCGTATCGGACCACTCCATGGTCAGCTGCTGCAGGTCCTTGGTCGGGATCCACGGCGCGCTGATCACGACGTGGCTGATCGGCGCTTGGCTCTGCGCGGTGTTGGTGGCCCGGCTCTTGTGCAGCAGATCGTTCAGATCGGCAGCCGACAGGATTGGCCAGACCTCGGTCCAGTAGCCGGCGGCGTTCAGGATCCGCGCATTGGTCAGCGCGGTGACCCCGAGGCCGATATGCGAAATATGCTTGTGGGCGGCAAAGTTCTTGTAGCAAATCACGAGATGCGCGCGCTCATGACTAGGGCGCACGGGTTGCGGTAGGTATTGCAAAGCAACCCCCCTTGGGTTTGGTTGAGATGGAAAGAACAGGTGCCCGGGCCAACCCTAACTGCCGGGGAGCAAATGCGATCCTCCACAGTCAAGCGGCGACGGCCGCCGGGTTGGCCCGAATGCTGGTTATTCGGCGGATTGTTCGCCGGGTGGTGGCGCGGTCAGCGCCGGCTGCGGACCGGGTGCCGGTTCGCTCGGGCTGGCCCCGCTGGCTAGGCTAGCTAGTGTGATCCGAATGGATTGGCTGATTGGGATGCGTTAACCTCGGCTTCCCTCGGCGGCGGTCCGAGCGCCGGCTGCGGGCCACCCTCGGGGTGATCGCCCTCCGCCCGGAAGACGGTAGGACGCACAGCACCGCCTTCGGTCGTCTGTCCGGTCTCGCTGACCTCGAAGCTCGGCGCCAGGCCGGCCAACTTGCCGCGTCCCCTCGGTGGTTTCGCGGGGTCCGGTTCCTTTGGCGGCGGAAGCTCAGCCTGCTCGATGTGCCCATACTGCTCGGGCACGCCTTCCATACCGTGCGACTCGGTGAGCTCGCGCACTGCCTCGACCGGCACCATGACGACGCCGCGCTCGTCGGGCTCAAAGCTCATGCCGCCCCACGACACCGCGCGGCGCGGGCCGTCCTTGTGGCGCAGTGCTACGAGCGGGTGTGCCGAGTGAAAAATTACTGTTCCGGTTGCCACGGGGAAAATCCTGCGTTGTGGAGAAGATGATCACTGCACCGCGCTGATCATCGCCGTCGGGTGGGTGCCATCATCGGCTGCGGTCAGCGCGCGCGCCAACACCACGTTCATGCCGTTGAAGCTAAAGAGCGGGTCGCTTGAAACCAGTGGCCCGCTGAATTGTGCGGTGGGCGGCGACATCGTGACTGCGGCCGTTGCAACGATAGTGCCGGCGGGCGAATCATCGGGGAGCTTGGGCAGCGTCACACTAAGTGTGATGGTGTTAGCAACCGTGCCTTGAAGCGGCCCAGTCGTGCCGGAAGCGACCCAGCCAGCGTTCCACCGAACCGAATAATTGCCGGCCTTGTCGCGCAGATAGAGCTTGCCGTTGATCACCTCGAGCAGGACGCCCCAGCCGGCGTTGGCGCCGTTGAGGAGGATCGGATAATCGCCGTTTGCGTTGTGCGGCCTGCTAAATGTCCAGGTTCCTTCGATGGTCACGATCTTGCCCACGGCCGCAGCGGCGGCCGCAGCCGGCGCGGCGCTGACCTCGGGGTTGAGGACGGTGCCGTCCGCCGAGACAATCGTTTGCGTCGCCGTGGTGCTAATACTGTCGGCCCAGGCGAGCCCGGCCAACGCGATGCCGGCGATGCCGGCAACCACGGTCAAAGAGCGCTTGTGCATGTCGATCCTTTAATTTTGCGTCGCGGTGACCGTCACGTCGTTGGTCTTGCCGCAGGCGCTCGCGGCGATGCCGTTTGGCCCGACCACGATGACGCCGCTCGGACGGATCCGAAAATACTGGCTGACACTGCCGCTGATCGTGTAGCTGATCGGCTTGCCGTCGCCACCAGTCGTCAAGATGCGCGCGACCACGGTGCCGGGTGGCGCGTTGCACGCCACCGAGGCACCGAGCAGCAGCACGAGAGCCGGAGCGCTCATGGCTGCGTCGCGGTCACCGTCACGGTCATCGTCTTGCCGCAGGAACTCGCGGCGATGCCGCTCGGCCCGACCACGACATTGGTCCCATTGACCACGAAATCGGTCGTGTCGCCGCCGCTAGTGGCAAAGGTCGCGGCATTGCCGTCGCCGCCGGTCGTGCTGACTGCGGCCACCACAGTGCCGGGTGTGGCGTTGCACGCGATCGTCGGAGTGGCCGGGTTAAAGACCAAGGCAAGCGCTTGCTGGACGGTGACCGGCACCGTCGCGGTCACCGTGCCGGCCTGGGATTGCGAGGCCGCCAAAACGGTGAGCGCAAATGCGACCGTAAATACGTTTCTCATCACTGTTCCTTCCACGGGTAAAAACCTGCGTTATGGCAAAGGTGGTGCGCGACCTCCGGCGGCACGTTGACGAGCCAGGTTGGATAGGTGCTCGTGTCGGTGTGGTCGGCGAGATAGGGGCGGTATTGCGTGGTGCCGTGCGAGATCGGGGCTTGCTCGGCACCGAGTGGTACGACGAGGATCATAGGGCTACCTCAGTGACTCGGTGATCAGATTGCCGGCCGGGTCATGGGCGAACCGAAAGGTGGTCCGCGCCCAGATGTCGGGCGCCGCTGGTGCTGGCGTGTTGGCGGTCGTGATCGCCGCGCCGGCGATGGTCGGGGTTCGTAGTGCCGGTGCGGCATTGAACGCGGCCGCGGCATTTGGCACGGCAGGCAATGGCAGACCGGGCACCGTGGTCGGCAGTGTCACGCTGACCGGCGGGCTCGCGGTCGCGGTCCCGCCAATGATGTAATTGTTGACCACCATGCACGAGACGGCGAGGTTCAGACCGTCGGCCTGGTCGGCTTGGTGATGGCAGTCTGGCTTATAGGTCTGCGGTCCCGGCGCCTCGGCGCAGCCGGCCAGCAGCAGCAGTGCGGCGAGGCTAATTGCTCGGCGCGGCATCGGGCGGGTCCTGCCCGGGCTCGAAGTTCGGGTCCTCGACCTGGCTGATGTCGATCACCGCGTCCGCAACCACTTTGTTGATGGCGATGCGCTGCGCCATGCGGCGCGCTTCATCGAGATCGGGTGCTTCGAGCACAAACCCGGTGCGGTAGTCGACGAGGGCTTGGAAATATGGCAAGGCGGTTGCCTCCTGCGCAGACAGCCGTCTGCAAAAATCGTCGTAAAAATTGCGCGGCTGAAATCCCGCCCTTGGCACTCCGCGTCGTGGCCAAGGGCGGGTCCGCCAGGGTTTCGCGGCCCTGGCGGGGTAAAATGCTCAGCCGTTGGCGATGTTGGTGATGACGCCCATCGCAAACGGGGCATAGACCGCGAGCACCTCTTCGGCATAGACGCCGACTTGGCGCTGACGGGTCACGATCGGCCAATCGATCTGGTAGTAATCCTGGCGTGTCTTGATCTCAGCCACGTTCGGCACTTCGTTCGATTGGTATTGGATGGGCAGGTTCTCGGCCCAGCCAATGATCGTCCCCGGCGGTACGCGCGGGTGGATCTTGATCGGGATGCGCAGCCCGCCATTGATCGCAAACGGGTTGTAGTAGAACTGCACCACACCCGAGGCGGTCACCTGGTACTCGCCGGTGCTGCCATCAGCGGCGCTGTCATAGCGCAGCAGCGGGGCGGAACTGGTCGACAGCACCTTGGTGGTGATGTTTTTCAGCTCCTGGCTGTTGACATAGAGCACGGTCGGGCTGAGCTCGAAGTTGTCCCACATCTTCTGGAACATCGTGTCGATCTCGCTGACCGAGCCGCGGCCCGAGGCGGTCAACGTCGTGCCGGTGCCGGCGGTGCCGGTCGCCAGGATGTTGACATAGGCGTTGCTGCCGCTCTTGAGAGCGGTGGTCAGGAGCCCGTCATAGGCGTAGCTCGAGTTGGCCGAATTGTCGCCGGTCACCGCGGTGTAGGACTGCGTGCCGGTCAGCAGCGGGACCGACTGGACATAGCTGTTGATCGTGGTGATCGCCTGCAATGTCTCGGAGTTCTGCGTATTGGCCGTCGAGATGTACCAGGCATAGGCGACCGCACCCTGGATCGCGGTGACGGTCATCGCCAGCGCGGTGCTCGAAATCGTGGTGGCCTGGGCGGCACTCTCGGCCGAGATGTTGGACGAGCCGCCCGACAGGTTGTAGGACTTGCCGTCGGCGCCGATCACTGACTTGCTGGTCGCCACACCGCCGGTCACTGAAGAGTTTTGATACCCTTCGAGGGTCAGGGCGACGACCCTGACGTAATAGCCGGTAGCTGCGGTCGGCAATGTGCTGGTGGCGAGGGTCGCCGCCGAGACGGTCGGGGTTGCCGGGACGCCCAAGGTCATTGAGGAGTTGCCGGCGAGGATCGCCATCTCTTCCTTGAGCATCATCTTTTGCAGGAGACGGAACGTCATCCGTGCCTGGATGTCTTCGAACTGGCGACCAGCCGAGATCGCCTCAAAGGTCGCCGCGTCTTCTTCGCCGATCGTGACGTAAGTCGCGCTCTTGTTCGAGGTGTTGTAGCTCATCTGGCCACTGCGCTGACCCTCTGGGACCCAGCCCATTGCGTCAAAGCCGGAGCCAATGATCGAGTTGACCTGCCGCCAGTTTGTCGCAGCACCTGTGCCGCCACCAACCCGCGGCATCATGTTGCGGAT